GAGGCCGGTCATGATTTAGAAAATTATCCAGTAGAGGAAATGCAATCTGGCGAGGGACTTTTTACTTTTGCCAATTGGTTTATTCAATATCCAACTGATAGTACTGAAAATTTAAGTAAATTAGTTAGAATGGGACCAGACAATTATATTGTAATAACTAATTTTAAACCAGACATTATAACTTATCCAGAATATCCACATGCTCTTGTATATAAATTATATGAACCATTACCAGATGATATGGTACAAGGAAATTTTGTTAATATCGTTAGGGAGATGATTCCACCGATAGAAGAAATTTGTACTTTAGTTCCATTTGTTGATGAATGGGTTAGTGATATTGTTCTTAGAACCCCTGAACGCAGTAATATTAATAGTCCGATAGGAAATAAAACTACTGGGTTTAAAAATTATTCACAATTAGCAACTACCAATGAAGGAATTAAACAAGAAGTTGAAAATGAACTTTTAAGTGGTAGTTTAAGTGCTGATATTAATGTGGACTTTTCTTCATTTACAAATTTTGTACATTTTAGTTCGATAGAAAGACGACTTAAAAATTTCAAATATAAATTAGAGAATATAGAATTATATACAGATAGAAGTGCGTCTTTAGCTGGAGTTGGGAGTGGTTCAACTGGTATAATACCAATAGTTGCAGATCCAGGAAAGGGTTCTTATTTAACTGTATCTGGTTCAGAGTCAAATTCTCCATCATTTACTCCAATAAGTGGTTCATTAACACAAATTCAATCTTGGGAAAAGAAACGCCGTGAAACTATTAATACATTTGATAAGTTTGAAAAATATATGTTTAAGCAAAGTTCATCGTATTCTGATGATCCAGTAGGTAGGATTTATGACAACGCTTGGCCGAAACGAGGGGGAACAGGAAAATTTTCAGATCCATATATTTTAACACGAACAACACAATCAGCAGCTACATCTTGGTACGATACTATGATAGTTTCTGCATCAGATTATGATAAAGCAAACAAGAATTTATTAAGAAATCATCTTCCAACTTTTGTTATGGATGATACACAAAATAAAACATTCCTTGATTTTATAGATATGATTGGTCATCATTTTGATAATATTTGGGTATTCATTAAATCTATTACAGATGTTCATGATAAAAGAGATAAATTAACAGAAGGCATAGCAAAAGATTTATTAAAACCTGTAGCGGCATCACTTGGTTGGGAACTTCATGATGGAAAAGACACAATGTCTATTCAACGATATATACTTGGAATGGAACAGACTGGATCTGAAGTGCCATGGAAATATTCTGATACTCCAGATAGAGAAATATCAAGAGAAATATGGAGTCGTATTATAAATAATATGCCTTATTTGTTAAAAACAAAAGGAACTGCACGGGCAATTAAAGGTTTGATAGGTTGTTATGGTATACCATCAAGTATTTTACGAGTAATGGAATATGGTGGACCTAAATTAGCAGGACAGCCAGCCGATTTTATGATATCAAGGAAATTTACAAGAGCATTAGATTTCTTTGGTGCACCAAATAATACATATGTTCAATATAATGCTTGGAGTCCAGTAGTATCAGGAAGTGCACCAACTAACAGAGTTCCTGATACGGTAGAATTCAGATTTAAAGCTGCAACGGGATCAAATCAAGTATTAGTAAGACGAGGTGATGATTGGGCAATTAGATTATTGGACAATGATTCTTCGGATAGATATGGTCGTGTATCTTTTAAATTAAGTGGTAGTCATGGATATAATGAAGTTTCATCATCTGAATTACCAGTTTATGATGGAGAGTTTTGGTCAGTAATGTTAACACGAGAATTATCTGGATCAAGAGCAGCCGGACAACAATTTTTAACAAGTGATTTCTCTGGATCGGATGTAATTTATAGTTTATATACAAAACAATATGATGCTGGTAGAAGTAAAATTGTATATGAATCTAAAGTTAATTTAATGATAAGTGGTTCACAATCAGTAGCATCAGCTTCATATAATTTAGCATATTCTGGAAGTGCTACAACCGTTACGATAGGTGGACCTGAAGAGAATACTCATTTCGGAGAATCATTTAGTGGTTCTATGATGGAGTTTAGAAATTGGACTACACCATTAAATTCTGCTTCATTTGATAATCATGTGGCCGCCCCAATAGCATTTGATGGTAATACACCATCTGCTTCTTATATGGATTTAGTTACTCGATATTCGTTTGATGATAATAAAGATTTAAGTGTATCGGCCAATCAATGGTTTCAAGATGTAACAGCAGACACGTCATTTACTGCATCTGCAACACCATATAATTATACATCTGGTATGGGTGATCATTTTTCATCGGTAGTAGATGAAACAAAAATGAAAGTTCCGAATTTGGGACCAAGTATGAAGTCATCTAATAAAATAAGAATTGAAGATGATACACTAATAGATAAAGCTCAGTCTGGTAATCCAATATTAAAATTTAAAGAAAGTATAACAATACCAGCTTATGACAACGCTCCAATAGATTCTAATAAAGTTGGAATTTATTTTTCACCATCAAAGGCCATAGATGAAGATATTATACAATCAATGCCTAATATTGACTTTGACCAATACATTGGTGATCCTCGTGACCAATATAAAGAACAATATACGGGATTAGTAGAGGCTAGAAATCTATATTGGCAAAAGTATTCAGGACCAAATAACTTTTGGGACTATCTGAGATTATTAAAGTATTATGATAATTCATTATATAAACAATTAAGATCATTAATTCCTGCTCGTGCAAATGCAAATATTGGTATATTAATTGAACCTACTATACTTGAACGAGATAAAGTTATAATAGGAAAAAAACCTTCATTTGAACCAAGGCATTTTAAGAGTAGTATAGATATTTATTATGTTTCTGAAAGTGCTAGATACACACCATTGGATTCAGAGATAAATTGGTCTAATGAATTTGGCATTGGTCCATATCAAGCAACAGGTTCGCATGTTTCATCATCTGCAAGATATACACCATTAGAATCAGATATAAATTATAGTCATCCATTTAGACCAAGTTCATTAACAGATAAGACTGGTTCGTATGTCTCAGCATCATCTGAATATATACCGTTAGAATCTGATTTAAATTACAGTAATCCATTTAAAATTAATTTTCATACACGAGAAACAGGTTCATATATTTCAGCATCTTCTGAATATATCCCACTTGACTCGGATATAAATTATGCTAATCCGTTTAAAGTTAATTTTCACACTAACGAGACTGGATCATATATTTCAGCATCATCTGAATACATTCCGTTAGAAAGTCAAATGGGATATACTGATCCATTTAGAGTTAATTCTCATACATTAGAAAGTGGTTCTTATATTTCAGCATCTGCTATGTATGAAAATATAGTTACAAAACTTAATTTATATAATCCATATAACCTTAATAATAATACACAATTGAGTGGTTCTGGAATATCAATGTCTGCAGATTTTAGTTCGTTAAATGCACCGAGTGATACTATTGCAGCCAACGCTAATGGAACTGGTTCATTTGTATTGAAACATATTTTAGAAAGACCATCAATATATGGTATAGGTGATAGAGATACAAGTGGTTGGTATGGACAAGATTATTATAATTCAACTATTCAGGCTGGAAGTCAAAAATCAATTTTTGAAGAAGTGGTAATGCCAAGAGTTATGGATAATGTAGAGTCAGAATTTAATCGTGAAATTCAATATGTTTACTCATCTTCTTTAAGTGCTTCTTTAGGAATATATTATTCATCAAGTTTTGTAACTACTGATTTAGATAATAGATGGGACGAGGCAGTTGGAACTGATAGATTATTTTATCTTGGGTGTGTTAATAATGCCAATTCTACAGTTGCTGATAAGCAAAGAAGATATAAAGATAGAGCACCAGTAGTAGAGGTGACAATTACATCACCAACGAGGTTGGTAACTACGGATTCACCATCTACACCACTGGAAGTTAGATAAAAAGAAATGTTAAAAAATAAAAAAAGATTATATTTATAAGAGAAGAATAACAAGTTTTATTATTTGAATCTTATAAAATTATAAAAAAATCCGAATTTATTACATAGGAGAAAAACAAATGGGATATTTAGATAATTCAAGCAGAGTATTAGACGCTATATTGACAAAAAAAGGTCGTGAGGTTTTGTCGAGTGGTGGGGACTTTGAAGTCACTAAATTTGCACTCGGTGATGATGAAATTGATTACGCTTTATGGGATACAACCCATACAAAAGGAACAGATTTCTATGGTGCAGTGATTGATAATTTACCAGCACTTGAACCTTTTAATGATCCTTCTGAGATTATGAAGTATAAACTTGTATCTCGTACAGACGGAATTCGTGCGATGGCAAAATTAATTGAGGCTCAGGGTTCGCAAGTAGCTCTTAATAATCTGAAATATTATGCAGACGATTTGTCAGGAGATGGTGGAACGAGAGTCCAATGTGGACAAACAGCCTATTATCTTGGAATGGGTGCACGGTTTGGTGTTGGTCATGTTAATAATAGTGATCTTACAATAGATTATGTTGGTGGAGAAGATTCAATTTTCGAAGCTGGATATAAAGATGAAAATTACACGGTAACAGTATTGGATACAACTGTGGCAGTATTGGCACCACTATATAGAACTATTGCAAATAGAGAATACCCAGTAATAGCAATGGGTGGTGGTGGAATGAGAAGCTCTGATAGAAGAAAGTGGTTTCCATTCGTAAAATCAGTTCAACATCTTTCACAGACAATAACGGGATGTAAGATAGACGCCGGTCAAGTTTTTAGACATCGTAGAGGTAACAGATTTGCACCAACATTAAATGGGGCATTAGCACTTTATCCAAAGAAAATTACATCTGCATCTTCACCAGCAAAAACTTCTGTAATTGTTACGGGGCAGGACTCAGGAGCAGTTTTAGAATTTGATGTTACTATTACACATAGAGCTACAGGTATTACACCAGCCGATGACGTTCCTGCACCAGAATAGTCGATGATACAATTTCGTAAATAGAATGGCATCATAAATAAAAGTAATTTTTATCTATAAAAGGGAGTCCTTATGGGATTTATAAATAATACCGCGTATATACTAAATGCAGTATTGACCAAGAAGGGTAGAGAATATCTTGCAAAAAGTAGTGGGAATTTTAATATAACAAAGTTTGCATTATCAGATGACGAGATAGATTATACCTTGTGGGATCATGCACATCCAAAGGGGTCAGATTATTATGGGGCCGTTTTAGAGAGTACTCCTATGTTAGAACCAAATGTTGATCCAGAGGTAGTTATGAAATATAAGTTAATTAATCTTCCAATTGGAACAAAGGCATTACCTTATATAGAAAACATTACACAAATTATAGGTGATAATAAATTAAAATCTATAATAAATGATGATGGTTGGATAATGACTGATTCAGCATTAAATCCAACAACAGTTGGGGCGGATAGTGTTTTTACATCAGAAGATTATAGTTTTTTGGTATTAAACAATAATGTAATTGATATTAGAGTTGGGGCGATAAATGATACAATCGCTCCTACATTTAATGATTTACCAGAAACAGGAGCAGTTTATGGTGAAGAAAGTGGTAGAACAAGTAAGAAGGTAGTAGGAAAAATTGCAACAATTAGAGCAAAACAAATGACATTTAATAGAGAAACTTCTATTATAGTAACGGGCCAGTTGTCAGGAGCAGTTTATGTAATCAGAGTTCAAGTTAATTACGATGACCAGAGGACATAGAAGATATGGGATTCATAAATAAAAGTACCTTAACATTAGATGCTATACTTACAAACAAAGGTAGAGATTATTTAAGGAGGGCGGTATTTGGTGAGAATCAAGATGGAGAACACGTAATTACTAAATTTGCATTAGGTGATGATGAAATAGATTATGGGTTATGGGATGAAACACCAAGTGGTTCAAATTTTGTAAAACCATATGGTCAAGTGATTGATAACCAACCAGTAACAGAACCAATAGTTACAGACAATGAAATTATGAGATATTTTTTATTTAAGGAAGGAATAGATTTTACTGGAACGGTAGAGGCACCACCTCCTGTAATTGCACCATTTGCAAATTTTAATATGAGTATAAGAGGGGAGAGGGAAGAATTTAGTTTATTTGATGGTGGTCATCCAAGGAGTTTATATGAAGGCCGAGGAAGATAGAAGTGGGATATTTAGATAAAAGACGCCAAACTGTAACGGCACATTTTACTAAAAGAGGACGAGAGATTTTAGCAAACGCACTTTCAGGGGCTACTGATGATTCTTATGTGATTACACAATTTGCATTCGGTGATGATGAAGTAGATTATGGTTTGTGGGATGAAACACAACCAGATAATTTACAAGGTAGAGTTATAGAGAATATGCCAGTATTAGAGTCATTTGTAAATCAAAAAGAAATTATGAATTCATTTATTATGGTTGAGACACCATCAATTCCCTATGGATCTTCAATTTCAAATGTTCAAGGTGCGATTACATTTGAGGGTAGAGATGAAATTGTTGATATAATACCATCAACAGAAAATCATGATGATACAGAAGAATATGAATTTTTTCTTGAACATGACAATTTATTTGAGATGTATAATCCATTTACTAATCCAATAGCAAATTTTACTATGGGTATTTATATTGGAATCGCCCCTACATCAGATTTTATTATGAGTGTTGGAACTCCAGCAGGTGTTCCACCAGTCGCTAATTTTACCATGACAATATAAGGAGAAAAGTTATGGCACTTACAGGAAATATACCTTTAACCGTAGAGTTTAGTGATAGTTCTACAGGTGATAATTTAACATATGTATGGGATTTTGGAGATGGACAAACATCTACTGAACAAAATCCAACACATGAATATACAGTAGCAGGTGATTATACCGTTTCATTAACCGCAACTAATACTTATGGTTCAGATATTACAACTAATATAGTTTCTGCAACATCCCCTGGAGGCGGAGGAGATGACCTTCCACCACCACCACCACCTGGAGGACCCCCTGGAGGAAAAGGACCAAATGGAAAAGGTGGAAAAGGAGGACCCCCTGGAAAATAATATACCAGAGTCTAATTTTGAAATTAAAATACCTTATAGAAATAGTGGTTTTCCAAAAGAAGCTACAAAAACTAAATTGTTTCATAGTGATAAAATAGAAGTTAGAAAATCCACATTACAGGGATATGGAGTTTTCGCGAAAGAAAATATTGATAGTGGTGAGATATTAGAAGAATGTCATTATGTTGAAGTTGAATATGGTAAAGAAGTTGATAGATATAAATATAATTGGCCAAAAGGCGAAGATTTTAAAAAGTATGTTTTATCACTCGGATATGGAAGTATATACAATACAGCCGTACCCGTTGATAAAAAAAATACAGATTGGAAAACCGATTTAGACAATGATATTTTAATATTTTATACGATTAAAGATGTAAAAAAGGATAGTGAATTATTAGTGGATTATGATTATCAATCGTACTAAAATTATAGGAGATTAAATAATTATGTTAAGTTCAAGCCAAATTCCAAGAGATGGAGTAGGACGAGAAAAAACTTTATATGGACGAGGAATTCGTTTAAAGGCAAAGGATTTAGCTAAAACTACATCAACCACTTTAAAAATAACAGGAATGACGAGTGGAGCAGTGTGGTATGTTGATCTTGTTGTGATGGGTTCAGGACAAGGCGAACCTGTAAGATTCAATCCACCATCAGTAGCACCTCCTGTTGGACGACCATCTGGTGAACCCCCATCTGGAGGACCCCCACCCAGAGGAACACCACCTGGAGGACCCCCACCTGGAGGACGAGGTGGACGAGAAGAAGAACGGGGTGGACGAGATGAAGGACGACAAGAACGAGAAGAAAGACAGAGAGATGAACGAGAGACAGAAAGAAGGTAGATCTCGTTAAAAAATTAATGATTTTAAACAATAACATATTTATATGTAACAAGGAGATAAACAATGGCAAGTAATTTCTTCACAGACATAACTGAAGAAGATAAAAGGACTAATGTATTAAGTACTATATCTTCCCCTGTGTGGTCTAACGCAGCAGCAACTTTAACTGCGTTTTATACTGGATCTACACAAAGTGGAAGTAGTGGTGATTATTATTATGATGTCTTTGATAAAGTTGGTAGTGATGCCACTCGGGCTGTCCAATTTGCAGTAGCATACGGACATATCGAAGGAAGTGGTTCATTATCCACTTCTGCGGGTAATAACCCAACAAAGGCAATTTATCGTCAATTCAGAAATATCTGTATAAAAAATGCATCAAGTAACACAAAATGGAACTTTAATGCAAACGGTGATGGGACTGACTTTCGGGCTTCAGATGTTTTTATAATTAACATTAACAGATCACGCTATAGAGAAAAGTTGGATCCAGGTAATTGGGAACTTCATTTAAGTGGAAGTAATGCAGCTGGAACTCTTGGTGGAACTGGACTTGGTGGTAATTCACTATTGAAACTTATTGATGATAGTGGAGCAACTGCAGATTCATCTGTAAAAGCATCACAGAGAGTTTTTAATATAGTTAGTGGTTCTATTTCAGACGGAACTTCAAGAATAAACACTACTGCAGTAGCACAGTCAGCAACAAATGGTTCATTTGGATATATGTATCCAGAACTTGGTATCATTGTGTTAAACGCGACAGCTATTTCAGCTTCAGTTGTGGGTGGTACACCTGCAGCCGCAGTTCAGGTAGCCCGTTCAACTGCAGCTAATGATAATACAGCATATGAATTAGTACAGGCTATTTCACTTGGTAGTAAATTCCAAGCTCGTAGAGAAGAACAAATCAAATC